TGTAGCGCCCCTGCGTGCGCACGGCATCGAGCGCCTTGCCGTACTGGTCGTCGGTGAACGGCGACTGCTCGGCGACCGGGACCGTGATGCGCTCCGGGTTGGCCGGCATGGCCTCGAGCGTCGTCTTCAGCGCATTCAGCTGCGCCTGCGACATGTGGTCAAGGTTACGCTGTCCGGTCGTGCGGAAAGCCAGTTCGCCGAAGTTGCTGTCGTCCCACGTGATGTTGCGGTCCGCCGCGACGTTGCGCACGTCGACCGGGCGGATGATGCCTTCGCTGGTGATCGGACGGCGCTGGGCAATTATGGCGTCAATGCGGCGCTGCGGTACCTTGGCGCGGGCCAGATCCTCGATCGTGACTGGCGCTTCAACCGGACGGCCCATGCGAATGCGGTGCTGGCGCACCTTCCCCGCCGCGTCGTCGCCGATCTCGGACACGTCGAACGTGCCGAGCGGCGTAATCGTCTCGCGCGCCGTCTGCAACAGTTCAGCGGTTTCTGCCTGCTTGGTGCGCCCCAGCGCAACACGCGCCGCGTAATCCGCATCGTTGGCCACCTTTTCCGCAACGGCCGGCGCAGGCCCCTGCCGCCGCGTCGCGGGGGGAGGAGCGAACGCTTCCGGGCTCGGCAGTGCCAACAGCGTCTGCGGGCCGGGCAGCGCGACGCGTTCCTCGATCGGCGTGCCCGGATCGACGGGTTTCACCGGCTCGTTGACGACCATCTGCGGTGTGGCTTCAGTCTGCCCTGCGCCACGGAGGCCGTGCGTCAGGGCGGCGATAGGCGCGCCCGCCGCGGCACCGGCGACAGCAGCCGTCTTGATCCGCCCCAGCGCTTCGTCGAGCGTCACGTCCTCACCGATGATGCCCGCATCGACCAGCGCCTGTAAGGCTTCGGTCGCGGCTTCGGTCAGGCCCTCGACCGCGCCACCCTTGAGGATCGAGCGCACCAGCGTCTTGCCGCCTTCGAGGAAGACCCTACCGGCGACGGCTTCGGTTACGGCTTCGGCGGCGGCGTAGAGCCCCGCTGCGGCGCGAGCGCGGTCGTTCGGCGCGCCCGCCGCCTTGGCTTCGCCATATCCCGTCCCGGCGCTGCGCGCAGTGAAATAAGCGACGAGCGGCGCCGGGTTACGCACCACCATGGACGCAACAGCAGGAGCGATCATTTCGACACCCGATGCCACACCCTGGATAACGTCAGACCCAAGCCCCGGCTGCATGTCGAAGGGCTTCTGCTGGCCGCGCGACTCCATGCCGCGTAGCTGCGCCGCGAGCGACTGACGCGCCGCGTTCTGGGCGATGGCCTGCTTTACGCCATCGGGGAGCAGCGGCCCGAGCGACACCGGGGAGATCGTGCCATCGGGTAGGACCTCCCCGAAGCCGGTTCCTTCGACGTCATAGGTCACTCCCGCGGGCTGGTTGAGCAGGCCCCCGACCGGCGCGCCGGGGGTCACCCGCAACGGCGGGGTGTTGCCGACCTGCTTGCGGGGAGAGATGAAATCGGTGACCGCCTCGGCGGCCATCTGGCTGAGGTTGGTCTTCGACTCGGCGATGCTGGCCGGAAGGTTGCCGACCAGCGTGCTGAGGCCCTCGATCGCGCCCTGATAAGGTTTCAGCCCGACGCGCGCATCGAACTCGCGCCGATCGGCGTGGGGGTAGTATTTCTGGTAGAGCGCGTCGGCCAGCCGTGTGTCGTCCACGTCCTTGTACTGCGGGTACTTGGCGCGGATTTCTGCGAGGTTCATGGATTAGAGCCCGAGGCCGAGAGGGTCCTTGTTGTCTACCGCTGCACCACCGGGGCTGGCAAGCAGCAACAGGTCGCCATCGGACACGCCGTACTGGCGCGCCATCTGGTTCGCGCCCGCTTGCCCGAGAAGCGCGACCCACTTCGGGTACACCATAAACACCGCTTGTTTCTGGCGCTGCATGGCGGTCTCCATTTCCTTACCCATCTCTACAAAAACCGGGTCTGGCAGGGATTTCAGCGCAACATCGAATGCCTGATTGGCCTGTTCCAGAACGCGCATGTCATTGGTGACGGCGTTCGGATTGTACGGCGGGTTCAGACGGTCGTGTGTCGCCTGCTCCTCCGGCGTCATATCCATGTACGCGCGTGTTGTCAGAATAGCCGCCGGGGTCCTGTCGGTATTCAGCCGCTCACGCGAGATGTCGATCTCTTCGCGCCGCAGTCCGCGGTCCTCTTCCGCCTGCGCCAGCGACTGCTGCAACTGCCCGATGTCGGTGAGGCCGCGCATCAACGCGAGCTCGTCGCTGTCGACGGTCTTGATGGCGTCGGCGTAGGAAGCAATGCCTGTCTGCGCGCCCATGCCGATATTCTTCAGCGTGTTGGACGAGCCGCCGCCCATGATGCCCGCACCGGCCATGATCAGCGCCATGGCCCGCGCGCGATCGCGGTCCTCGCCCAGCCCGCCGAGGCGCTCCTGGTACTTCTTGGCGATGTCAGCGTAGTCGATGATACCGCCGTCGGCGTAACCCGGTACTGCGCCATCCAACCCTGCCATCCGCGGCGTACTCGAAGACGCCGCCGCGATACCGCCTACCGGTCTCATCTGCCCGCCCATAGGCACAACCAAATCTTCCATCACCGTGGTCCGGCGCTTCTGCCGCGCGGCTTCGCCCTCGTACCGAGAACGCATGTCCTTGCGCCGCTGCACTTCAGTCAGGACGAGGTACGGCGGAGCGGCGCCCGATGGGGCGGACATCTCGTAGTTAAGAGCCTCGTCGGAAAGGCCCTTCAGAATGTTCATTTGCTCGATGAGATTGCCAGCCATCAGGTGAACAGGTCCCAGATGCCCGCGCCGCCCACGGCGAGGCCCGCCAGTTGCGACAGGAAGTCCGGCGCGGGTTCAGTTGTCGTGGTGGTAGAGGACGGCGTAACCGGCGTGCCGCTGAGCAGCTGGCTGTAGAGGCTGAGCTGCTTGGACGGCCAGTCGCGCTGCTCGATGAAGTCCTTGTAGGCGAGATCGAGCCCAGCCTGATCGCGCTGCTGGATCTTGGAGCCGACACCGCTGAGAGCTTCGGCGGCGCTGAGTTGCATATCCTGCCGGGTCTGGCCGAGCGTACCCTGCTGGCGCGCTGCATCGAGCCCGAGCGTAGCGCCGAGACGACGGTTAGTTTCATCCTGCTGGAACAGCCCGGTCGCGCGGTCGAACGCCGCGGCAAGACCGGTGGCGTCCATCTCCTGCATCTGCTGATTCAGGTCGCGCTGGGCGAGGGAGTCCTGCACAAAACGACGGTCGCCGCCGAACGCCCCGGCTGCTACGGCAGCGGCGTCACGCCCGGCCTGCTGCTCCTGGAAACTCTGGGTGGCGCGCTGTTTCTGGACGTCGAGGACGTTAGAAATATACGGATTCGCATACGATGCGTAATCCATGTCAGGGATGCCCTGAGACTGATAGTTCGCTATGCCGCCCGTGGTCGCTAGCGCGGCGTCCATGTCAGGCGTGCCTGCGGCAGCAACGTCGCGGATGCCTTGGAAGGCTGACTGCGTGTCGCCCGAGAAGTTAGCGAGCCTCGGATTCTGGTACGTGGTGTACGGCTGCTCGCTGACGGTCTTGGACCGAGCGAGCATGTCGGTGACATATGGTTTGATGTACTCCGGCAGATCGCCGTTGGTCGTCTGTGTGGTAGTATCCCCGCCTTTCGACAACGCGCGCTCCTAAACGTCTGTGCTGACTAGCGCACTGAACTGCTGCCAGCCGAGTTTCTTTAGCGCACGCGTCCAAGCAATTCGTCCGGCGAGTTCTATGCCAGACAATCCGAGATGACGCGAGTACTCTCGGAACACCCTATCGGCTTCCGCCGCCCATTCTTCTAGCCCGCTTCCGCCGCATAAATCAACTGCCAGCATGGAGCGCCTAGGGTAGTTCGCCACTCTGGTCACCAGCGCCGCCCGCGGCTGCAAATCCTCCGTGTGGGCAATCCACAGGATATAGCGTCCGTCCATCAGCCATTCGACGACGGAACGGGCATCGATCCGCCCGCCGGAGTACCGGATGGCTGGAACAAGCATAGGGGCAACGCTTGCCCACAACTGACGCACTTCGTCCGTCCTGACCGGGCTGACCTGCCAGTTCACGCTGCCCGCTTCGCCAGACGTGCGTTAAGCTCATTCAAGGCTTCAGCGCCTGCCATAGGATCGCCGTCACCCGCTCCCGCGACAGCATCGGCGCTTAACACATACTCGCCGTTCGACAGCGCCACAGGCTGGTCCCCGTCGACGATCGCCGGGACCATGTCGTCCTTAGGCCCGCCGGGGCCTGACACCAGACGGCCTTTTCCCGGGCGCATCTTCATGCCCGCCTGCACGTTGGCCTTGAGGTTCTCCAGCGCGCCGATGCCGAACGCCTCGACAAAGGCCGCGACAGAAGCCTCGTCGTCGGCTTCGATCTGGCCTTCGATAGCGTTCTCCAGAGCATCCTCGGCTGCAGCGATGATCTCGATACGCGGATCCTGCATGTTGATCGGGTTCACACCCGGCTGCACGACACCACCATCAGCGTAACCAACGATCCCCCCGTTCGCCATGCCTTGCGCGGCTCGCTTTCTAAAATAAAGCCACTCGGGATCGCGCCCCGGATTGTAGGGCGGCATGTCGGGGAACACGACCTGACCGAAACGATCGTACTCATTGGTCGGCGCGCCGCCTTCCAGCCGGTCGTCGATACCGTTGTTGTTCGTGTCGGGGAACGGCGCGGGAGGCTTCGGCACGACCGGCACGCCCGAATAATAGCCCCCGCTTTCGACAGGCTCGGACAGCGAGCCCTGATGCTGGAACTCCCAAAATGCATCGCCGGGGCGATTGCTCTGCGCGCCGAGCCCGCGCATGCCGTCGTCGATGCCCTTCATCATCTCCCCGCCATCCGCCCACAGGTCGGGGAACAGATGCTTGGCAACGCCGCCGAGCGTGGTGTTTTCGAGAATCTTGCCGCCGTTATCGACAACGGTGTCCCACAACGTCGCTTCCTTGGTCTCAGGTCCGCCGGCGCGCTGCGGCAGCGCACCTTCAACCTGACCGGGAAGCTGTAAGGCGTTCTCTGGGTACGCGTTGCCATAGGGCACGACGATCTCGATAGGTTCGCCGCGCCCGGCAGCTTCGATAGCCGCGATATCCATGGCCGTAGGAGCGTTGCCGGGCCGCGCACGCGGCAACGGTATCTCACCCTCGGAAGTGTAAGCTGTCAGCAGATCACCGATGCCGCCCAGCGTCTGACCGATCTGATCGCTCACCTTGCCATACTTTGCACCTTCGGCAGCGAGCAATGCAGCAACTTCGTCGGCACTCGCCATGCGAGTGGCTTCGCCCCGTCCTGCGTCGGGGTCCGCGGGCAGGCGCGCATCGCGCTGCGCGAAGTCCATCAGCTCCGCCCACTTCGCGCCCGTGTCGGGCGCGTCGGACACCGCCCGCAGGCGGGATTCTCGCAAGGCTGCGTCACGATCTGCCTGCGAGGTGGGGTTGAGGAACGCCGCGTTGAGCCCGCCCCAGTCTACCGGACCTTCGAACGGACGCCCGCCGGCAGCCACTTCGCGCTGGCGGTACGGCGCGTTCAGGTCCCACAGCAGGGCTTCCAGATCGACGGGCGCGCCGCTGCTGTTGAAGCCTTCGGCCGCGCGGCGCTGCCTGTTGCGCTCACCTTCCGCCATAGCGTCTTCAAGGAATTGCAGCGGGTTCCAGCCGGTGCCCGGAGCCGCGCCGGGCGCGCCGTAGCCAGCCGGGTATGCCGGGTTCATCGGGTCAAAGCCGATCGGCCCGGTCGGCAGTTCGGAGACGCCGCCGAGCGGCGGAGCCCATACCTGTTCGCCCGGCCCGAACATCCGAACCATTTCGTTCAGTTGCTCGAGCGACGCCCCCGGCCCGGTGCCTGAAAAGGACGTGGACGAAAGGATGGCGTCGCGCAATTCGGCCTTCTCGCTCGACGACAGGGGCGAGTTCTTGCTGTTGCCGCCCTCGTACGACAGCGACGCCCCGATCTTGTCCGCCGAGTAGGACCCCGACCGGCCTTCGTTGCTGCCAGAGCCCCCTGAACGGAAATCATTTAGCTGCGATAGCGACGCACCCGAGCCGACGCTGTTAGCCCCCGACCGGCCTTCGTTACTGCCGGAACTCTTCTCAGCGTTGGAGATGCTTTGGTTGCCGCTGTTGCTGCTCTTGCTACCAGACGAACCCTTATCGCTGGCCGACGATGAATTGCTGGTCTTCGACGAGGATGAACTGCTGCTCGAACTGCTTTGCGACCGCGATCCGGACGACGAAGACGACGACGAACTGGATGGAGAGTTCTTGCTCGATGAGCCCTTATCGTCCGAATTGTTGCTGAGACTGGGCATCAGAACCTCAAACGGTTGTCACAGTGAGCGTGCCGAGTTCAGCCGTTACGGCGAACCCTCCAGCCCATATATCACCCTCCTGCACCCACGTCAGCACCCCGCCGTTCGAGAACACTTCGCCGGGCTTCAGCCCTTCGCCGGAGGTCGGGAAACTTTCAGGTGCGAGGTAGAGGCCGGAGAACCGGCCGTAGGTGAACCCGGTCAACTGGCGGATGGTGTTCTCCAGCCAGCGATTGAGTTCGTTACCGTAGCTCTCGGTCCAGCCTTCGCGGGGCGGCCTGGGTGGGGCCGGGATGATCGGAACGCTGGACGCGTCGTTGTCAACCATCAGCGCTGCCCATCGGGCGCGGCGTAGAGACGGGGCACGCCCAATTGCCAGAGTGTCCCGACTTCCGTCGCCTCGATACCGATCTGCACGGAGCGCGCGCGGAAGCGCTTGTCTACCTTGGGCGTGTACTGTTCGATCGGCAGGATGACGGTGGACGCCACCGGGGCGTCGGGGCCGGTAACAATCGGGGAGCCTGGGTAGTCGCGCTTGTCGAAAGTGAAATTGGCGGCCGGAGTAACCGCGGTAGAGCCTTCAAAGCTCACGTCGGGAAGGAGACGCGACACGTACATGAAGTCGCCCCCCGTCCCGAGTTCGAACACCGATGACTTGATCCACGAGTCGAGCATCGTCGGGTCCATACCCGATTGATCCGTGGCGCCAAATTCGTGCGTATAAAGGTAGCCGTCCATCGACCCGGCCAGAGGGTTTGTTTCATAGAACGCGTCGAGCCACGTCGAACGCCCGACGCCGTTGAACGACCCGTAGTACCACAACGGATCTCCAGGGTTTTCGAAATTACAGATGACATAGAAATTGTTCTGCTGTGACCCGTTAACCGGCATGAGCCAGATGAACTCGGAGAACTGCCGGTTGACGCCCGCGTAGATCTTCTCGGTCTGGTTGGTGTTCAGGATCGAGAAGACGTAGGTGCGAATGTCGCACGGTATGTCACGTACCACGCCATCGTACCACTGGAAGCGACCGTTCGCCATCCACGCCGTGATCGAGCCCGTGGAGGTGACAGCGTTCGGGCCGATCAACTGGATATTGGTGCCGATACGCGTCTGCCCGAAGGTGAAGGGCGGACCGATAAAGCGCATCGAATGCAGCGTGGCGTCCGTGAATACCAGTGTTTCGGTCGTCGTCTCGACAGCTTTCAGGAACACCGAGCCGCCGTCGAAACGCAGGCTGCCTGCCGTGTTGGTTGTGTCGGGCGTCCATTGCGCGATATTCTCGGACGTCGACCAGCGCGCCAGCAACGGATCGCGAGTGCTGCTATCGACAGGGTTGCAGCCGAACGCGAGGACGTGGCGGCTGTTGTCGCTGACCAGCACCTGCGCGGCGATGGACGGGCCGTTGCCGAGCGTCGTGATGTTGACGCCGCGCGCACCGACATTGAGGCTCATATCCTTGTAGTAGATGCCGCCGTTACGCACGTTGAACAGCAGGTCTTCGCCGAAATTGTCCTCGGACCACAGGCGCAGCTGATCAGTCTCAACAAAGATGCTGGAACCTTCGCCCCAGCCGCCCGACCCCCACGAGCCTGTGCCCCAACCGTTACCCAGTGCGGTCGTGTCGAGGCCGACGTTTATCTGGTAACTGGCCTCGACGGCCGCGCCACCGCCCGCCGGATCGGTAGTGTCGGAGACGACCGGCAAGGTGACAGTGTAGACGTTGTCACTGACGATGCTGGTGATCTGGAACTCGGCATTGAGAATCGTATCGGTGACATTGCCGCCGATGGTTGTCGCGCCAACAAACGTCACGAAGTCGTTCAGCACCGCGCCGTTGGCAACGTCCGTTACCGTCATCGTACTGCTGCCGTTCGTGATGGCGAACGGGTCGTTGGCAAGCGTCACGACCCGCCGGATCGGCGTAATGTCGACTGGCAGGTTGCCCTGAATGATGTAGTACTTGAGGTTGGTCCCGGTGCCGTACCAGCGAGAACCGTTCAGCGTCGACCACGGAAACAGGCTGCGCTGCGTACCGAGCATCGGCGCGACCGTGAACTTCTGCCATCCGCCGATGGAGTTCCACGTCCCAGTCTTTACCCGCGCAAGATTACAGTCATACCAACCGCCGGTATTGGCATAGTTGGTCGTCTCCCGATTGATGCCGGGTTTTAGCTGTATTTTGATCGGGTCGACCATAACAACCCCGGTTATACCCCGAGCAGAGCCCGCAGTTCGTCAACAGTTAGACCAGCCGCTGCGAGCTTCTCCGCTGGAGTGGGCTCGGGCATAGGTGGCGGAGCAACGTAGTCGGCGATTTCGAACTCTGGATGCGCGAACACCCAAGCATCGAGGTCGACGCCAAGTTTATAGAACCGTCCATCTGGCAACCATTCCTCGTTCACGTCGCGGGCGTACGGGATGGTTTCCGGCTCGGGATTGCCGCAATGATTGGTGACCACGAGCTCGTAGTCGACGGCCCCGGTCGACGTGTATCGGGCGGAGAGAACGTCTATTAATACGGGCATGGGGAAAGTCATTTATGCCGTCCTCGAAAACGTTCCAAATTGCGTGGTTGGCACGGTTGCGCCACTTCGGTTGGTGTAGGTACCCGTCTGCGCCGCGCCCCCCGCCAATGTGCCGCCAATCGTATATGCGGTCTTGATGTTTGAGCCAGCCGTGGTGCTTCCGTCCGTCAGGTTGCCGCCACTGTTCTGCTGGGCAAGGATCATCGTGCCTACGGCAAACGTGCTGCTCGACGGGATCGGCTGTCCACCAGAAGGAGTTTGCCATGTTGCGGCTGTTGAAGATGTGGCAGTTAGCACCTGCCCAGAAGATGGCGCGGTCGAAGACCCCACGTCGATGATCGTAGTGGCGCTTTCCAGCGCTGTAGCCGTCTGTGCCACGAGACTCCACGATGCCGCCGAAGTACCGGAAGTCAGAATGCAAACGACCGTTGCGGAAGCACCCGGCGGTAGGATGGCGATAGCGTTCGAGCCAGACGAGTTGATCGTCACCGCGCCGGTCGAGTTGTTGGTGATGTCGTACTGTTGCCCGAGCACCAGCGTGGACGTCACTGGCAACCGGCAGGTCTGAGTCGTCGATCCGGTGAAGAACTGCTTCTTGGCCGAGGTCACGGTCAGCGTGGTCGTTCCCGCTGCCGTGGCCGTCGTGGCGTAACCGTCGATGAACCCCGTCGGGGTGTTCGGGTTATTCGGTCCGACCGAGAATACGCGTGTCCGGGAGCCACTAATGAACACGTAGAAGTCCATCGCCGAAGATTCGGTGGTGGACGTTGGCGAGACGATCACGGCCTGGATCGAACCGTATTCCTGCGTATTGCCCGCGCTGTCCTCGCCACTGAACAGCACCTGCCCCAGCACGTCATTAGCCGCCGGCGTGGCACTGTTCCGATAGAGGTCCATAATCGGACCCGCAGCAGCGCCCGCCTCGGTGGATACACCCTGGAAGGCGACAAACCCGGCGGACGACCCGGTAATCACCAGCGTCGAAGTCAGGCTCAAAGGCGAATAGAGCGTCGAACTCCACGATGCCGCCGATGTACCGGAAGTCAGGATGTTGGTGATCAGCGCCGACGTGCCGGCGGTGATCGTCTGGACGAGGTTGCCACCCGACGAATTGACCGTGAGGCTACCCGTTGAATTGTTGGTGATGAGGAACTGCGCACCGAGCGTCATGGTGGACGCGACCGGTAGCGTCACGGTCTGGGTGGTCGAACCGGTAAAGAACTGGTTGCGTGCCGAGCCGTAAGTCAGCGTCGTCGTGCCCGCTGCCGTGGCTGTCGTAGCATAGCCATAGCCAAATCCCGGCAGGCCGTCGACAACGTTCGTGCCGTCGCAATAGACCCAGCGCGCCGTATTGGGTGCGACTTCGACGCCTGTGCCAGCGCTGGTTTTGACCGTGACGATGAAACCGCCGGTGGTGCTGTTCTTGACGAGGTAGACCTTGTTGGCCGTCGGGACGACCATATTGCGGTTGGCCGTCATCGCGCCGGTCAGGTTGATGACGGCGTTACGCGCCTGGTTCGACACGTAGTCGGTGTTCGTCAGCGTCAGGTTGGCAACGTCACCTTGCGCCACCGAGAGCACGCCCGTGATGGCCTGCTCAAGCAGCGTGCCGAGGTTGGTGTTGGTGGTATCGCCCCACGTGCCCGACTGGTCGCCGGTCGCCATGAGCTCCAGTCGGAGCGAGGTGGAGGGAGTGCTTGCCATCAGATCCTCATATTACTCACGTCGCGACTGGCGTCCAGTTATCGATCGGGCCAACGTCCACCGGTACCCAGTTCCCCGGTACGTCGGGGTTTATCGGGTTCCAGATCAATATACTGCCTAGAACGCCTTGGGTAGATACTCCGTCGGGGAAGATGTTCGCCGTGCCGGTGACGTCGGTAATCGTGCCGAGTTCGGCAACGGCTTCTACGCTGGTCGGGTACGCGAACGCTTTTATTGACGCGTACGGATCGCCCAGTTCGGTCATAGCGAACACGCCGGTTACCGGAATGTTGGCCGCGCCAGTAACCAGCAGGGTACCGAGCGTCCCGGTCGTCGAGACGTTGGTCAGCGTGACGGGAGTGCTGAACGAGACGACAACCGATCCGAGCGTGCCCGTAGCCGACACGCCGGTAAGCGTGATGTTGCCTATGCCTGTAACGGTTATCGTGCCGAGCGTCGCGGTGGCGCTAACACTGGTCAGGCTGACGGATTCGAATACGCCTGTGCCCCACGGGCCGGAGCCCCATGTCCCGCGGCCCCAGCCTGTCGTCGACATGGCGGACCTCTAGCGGTTAGACGAGCCGGATGATGGCGTTCGAGGCGTCGGCCGTGGGGAAGATGATCGTCAGGTCGCCTGCGGTAGCCGTCTTGTCGCTGCCGAAGTTGAAGACCCCGATGGCTTCGTCACTCACCGTGTCGTCGTATATAAGGCACCCGCTGGTCGTGATCGTGACGTTTGAAAACACCAGATCGGCAAAGTCGGTGAAGGCCGTCGTGCCGGAACTTGTCGGCGTGACGTTTGTCAGCGCAGAGCCGCCCGCCACATAATTTGTGCCGCTCGCCTCGTCAGCGCCCATGTCGCTGTAATTGGTCGTGGCGGCGCCAAACGTACCGACAATGTTGGCCTGCGCCCGAAAGAGCGCCAACTTGAAAACATCCGCGCCGTTGCTGAAATCGTAGCTGCCCTTGAGCATCCCGACTTTCGCGCTGGTGCATAGCGCCTGAACAATCGCCATCTCAGAGGTCCTTCACAATTCTGGCGGCGTGCGTCTCGCCTGCGTTGTTGAGCACATTCCATATCGTTGTATTCTGGCTGCGCTGCGCCTGCTCGAAGGCACGCAACAGAAGCTGTTCCAGCGCAGCTTTAGTAGCTTCGCTTTTCAGGCGTTCCAGTTCAGGCTGGTCAGGGCTGACGTAGATGATCTTGGGCAGGTACAGGCGCACGAGCTCTTCGGGGTTCAGCCCGCGTCCCGATGTGACGATAGTCTCGACAGTGCCGAGCCGGGGTCCGGTGTCAACGGATAGCACTACGCCACCTCTGCCTTTCGCTTCTCACCCGAGCGGTACGTGTCCTTGCGGTCACGGCTCTCGCCGAGGTTCTTGAG